GCGTTCCCGGTGGGCGTCCACGAGGTCGACGCGATCGAGATCCACGTCCACGAGAGCCCGGCGGCGGTCCACGAGGTCATGCGCGACGCGCACCCCGACAACCCGGCCATCGTCGTCAACGAGGCCCTCGGAATCCGCGCCCATGCGTGGACTTCCATCGAGGGCGACGAGCTGCACCTCCCGGCCCCCACTGCACCGGTCGACCCGGTCTGGCTCTGCACGCTGGGCCACGAGCTGTCGCACGCGGCGACCGGACGTTGGCACCCGCCGGGGCTCGACATCGCCGAGAGCTGCGGGGCTCTCGCCGAGGAGGCGCGGTGACCATGGACCGCCCCCTCACCGACAAGATGGAGGCCTTCTGCCGCGAGTTCCTGGTCGACCTCTGCGCGACGAAGGCCGCGGAGCGCGCCGGCTACTCGAAGAAGACGGCGAAGCAGCGCGGCTATGAGCTGATGAACGAGCGGCGCATCCAGGTGCGCATCCAGGCGCTCATGGACCGCCGGGCGAAGCGCACGGACATCACCGCCGACCGCGTGCTGCAGGAGCTCGCCTCGCTGGGCTTCGCGAACATCCAGGACCTCTACGACGACCAGGGCCAGCTCCTCCCGCCGCACCTCCTGCCCCGCGAGCTCGCCGCCGCGGTGGAGGAGGTCACGGAGGAGACCGTCGGCACGGGCGAGAACCAGACCCGCCGGTGGCGCTACAAGATCGCGGGGAAGAAGCCGCCGCTCGAACTGCTCGGGAAGCATCTGCGGCTCTTCCGCGAGCAGGTCCAGGTCTCGAACCCCGACGGAACGCCCCTGTTCGGCGGGGTGCGCGTGAGCTTCGTGAGCGCCGGAGGTGGAGACGATGGCTGAGGCTGCACTCCAGCTTCCGGAGCTCGACGTCCGTCTGCCGGAGAAGCTCGAGTATGTCTTCTCGGGCCCGGCGCGGACCCGGGGCGCACATGGCGGCCGGGGCTCGGGCAAGTCCCGGGGCTTCGCTCTCATGGCGGCGATCCGCGCGATCAGCGCGCGCACGCGCATCCTCTGCGCTCGGGAGCTGCAGACCTCGATCCGCTACTCGGTCCACCAGGAGATCGTCGAGGCGATCGAGGAGCACGGCCTCGCCTCGATGTTTGACTACGGCGAGAGCTTCATCCGCTGCCCTGCCACTGGCTCCGAGTTCCTCTTCAAGGGTCTCCGGCACAACTACCGCGAGATCAAGGGCCTGTCCGGGATCGACCTCGCCTGGGTCGAGGAGGCGGAGGTCGTCTCCGAGGAGTCGTGGCGCGTCCTCATCCCGACCATTCGGAAGCCCGGCTCCGAACTGTGGGTGACCTGGAACCCGGAGGTCGACGGCTCGGCCACGGACGTGCGGTTCCGGAAGAAGCCGCCGCCGACGCCGGAGCAGTGCGCGGCTCAGGGCCTCGACCCGTCCACGCACGCCGCGCGCATCGTCGAGATGAACTTCGACGACAATCCGTGGTTCCCGGACGAGCTCGATGCCGAGCGCCAGCGCGACCTCAAGCTCGACGCGGACCTCTACGCCTGGGTTTGGGAGGGCGACTACCGTCGGCGCAGCGATGCTCAGGTGCTCAACGGGAAGTGGCGCGTCGCCGAGTTCGAGCCGGGCCCGGAATGGGATGGTCCCTACCACGGCCTCGATTGGGGCTTCTCGCAGGACCCGACCGCGGGCGTCCGCTGCTGGGTCCACGGGCGGACCCTGTACATCGAGCACGACGCCTCGCAGGTGAAGCTCGGCCTCGACGCGACGGGCGACTTCCTGCGGCGTCGCATCCCCGGGATCGAGGACTTCATCGTCCGCGCCGACAACGCCCGGCCCGAGTCGATCGCGCACGTCCGCACGCACGAGCGAGGTCTGCCGCGCATCGAGGCCGTGAGGAAGTGGCCCGGCTCCGTCGAGGACGGCGTCGAGCATCTGCGGGCCTACGACGAGATCGTGATCCACCCGCGCTGTGAGGCCACGCGCCGCGAGGCGAAGCTCTGGTCGTTCAAGGTCGACCGGAACACCGGCGACGTCCTGCCGACCCTCGTCGACGCGCACAACCACTGCTGGGATGCGGTGCGCTACGCGCTCGCGCCGCTCATCCGCAAGCGCAACGCCTGGGGGGCTGCCTGATGCGATTCCCGTGGTTCGGCCGCAAGGCGGCCGCGTCCGAGTTCCGGCACGGCGGCGCGCTCCTCCCGTGGGGGCGCTCGGCGCCGGACCTCGCGAAGATCACCCGCGACATCAACCACGGTCTCGACGTGTCCGTGGTCATGGGGGTCATCCAGTGGCTCCAGCGCGCGATCGTCGAGGCTGACCTCGAGCTCTACCGCGTGACCGACGATGGCGAGGAGGTCCTGCGCTCGCACGAGGTCCTGGACCTGCTGGCCCAGCCGAACCCCTACTATTCGGGCGACCATCTGCTCCAGGCGACGATCTTCTCGTGGGTCGACGGCGGGAACGGGTTCTGGGTCAAGGTCGGGTCCCAGGCGAACCGGCAGAAGCCCGTCGAGCTCTGGTACGTCCCGCACTGGATGATGGAGCCGCAGTACCCGCGCGACGGGTCCCTGTTCCTGTCCTCGTGGCGCTACCGCGCCGGCATCGGCGACGCCTACTACGCGCCCGACGAGATCGTGCACTTCCGCCACGGCATCGACCCGCACCAGCCGCGGTGCGGCATCTCGCCCATCCGCTCGGCGTTCCGGGAGGCCTGGTCGGATCAGGACTCGGCGCGCCTCGTCTCGCAGATGCTCTCGAACAACGCCATCCCGGGCCTCGTGCTCTCGCCGAAGTCGGGGGAGGCCGCGATCCCGGACCCCGAGGAAGTGAAGAAGGACGTCCGGGCCAAGTTCCGGGGCGTCCACCGCGGCGATCCGCTCGTGATGACCGGCCCGACGGACGTCCAGCGCGTCTCTTGGAACCCGGAGGAGCTGGACCTCTCGTCCGTGCGCAACGTCGCCGAGGAACGCCTGTGTGTGCTCCTGGGCGTCCACGCCGCCGTCGTCGGCTACGGCACGGGCATGGAGCAGACGAAGGTCGGCGCGACGATGCGCGAGCTGCGGAAGATGTCGTGGCAGAACGGCGTGATGCCGCTCCTGCACTTCATTGAGTCCGAACTGGACCGCTCCATCGGCCCGGACTTCTTCGACGAGCGCGAGGGCTGGCGCTTCCGGTTCAACGTGGACCGGGTCGACGCCCTGCAGGAGGACCGCGGCGAGCTGGTGACCCGCGTCATGGATCAGCTCAAGGGCGGGGCCATCACCCGCGGCAAGGCGAAGGAGCTGCTCGGCCACGACGTCGAGCCCGACGACGACGTCTACCTCCTGCCGATCAACGTCATGGTGGTCCCCCGGGGCGACGCCGGCGCCTCGCGCAACCGCGACCCGGAGCAGCGATCGGCGGCCGAGCCTGGGCAGAAGGAAGCGAAGGAGGGCCACGACCACACGCCGTTCGAGGAGCGCATGGCGGCCACGGCCCCGCGCGCGACCCGGGTCCCCGAGCAGCTCGAGGCGGTGATGCGGCAGCTCGACACGGCGCGGCCGACGCTGGAGGAGGCCTTCGCGGCTGACCTGGTGCCGGTCTTCGACGACCTCGGCCAGAAGGCGGAGCGCGCCGCCCTCGAGGTCCTCGGCCAGAAGGACGAGCTCGACACGGCTCGCATCATGGAGCTGCTTACGCTCGGGGCGACGGGCGAGCTGATGCGCGAGGCCTTCGAGCGGCACTACGTCCAGGTCGCCCGCGTGACGAACGAGACCGTGTCGGCCGCCATTGGCGTCGCCACGGACCTGCCGGACCCGGTGGCGCGGGCGGTCTTCTCGACGGGTGGTCGCCGGGCCGGCCTGATCGACCTCGAAGGCCAGACGAAGCGCCGCATCTTCGACGCCATCGGCGAACTCCGGGAGGAGGGCGCCGGCCCCGAGGAGATCGCCCGGCGCATCCGCGCGGACGTTGCCCGAGGCCCCTGGGCCACGCCGGCGACGCGCGCCAAGGTCATCGCGCGGACGGAAACGAAGTTCGCGCAGAACGTCTCGTCCCTGGAGCGGGCGAGGGTCGAGGGCATCACGCAGGCCCTCATCTTCGACGCCCGCCTCGGGCCCACGGACGAGGTCTGCATGGCCCTGAACGGTCGCATCGTGACCCTCCAGGAGGCGGAGCAGCTCGCCATCGACGAACACCCGAACGGGACCCGCAGCTTCACCCCGCTGCCCCCTGCACTGGCGGAGGAGATCACGCCATGAGGACCGAGCTGAAGCGCCAGACGTGCGCGATCAAGAACCTGGGCGAGGGCCGCGGGACCGCGGTGTTCGCGACCCTCAACGTCATCGACAAGGACGGCGACGTGACCCTGCCCGGCGCGTTCGGCAAGCAGTCCGTCGTGATCGTCCCGGCCCACAACTGGGGGTCCGTCCCCCTCGGGAAGGGCACGATCCGCGAGGTCGGCGAGGAGGCCCACGTCGACTTCGAGTTCAACCTCGACAGCCCGACGGCGCGCGAGTGGTTCTCGGCGCTGAAGTTCGACGTCGAGAAGGGCGATCGGCCCCTGCAGGAGTGGTCCTACGGCTTCACCGTGAACGACGCGGAGTTCGGGGAGCACGACGGCCAGCGGGTGCGCTTCCTGAAGACCATGGAGGTCCACGAGGTCTCCCCGGTGCTGGTCGGCGCCGGCGAGAACACCCGGACGCTCGTGATGAAGTCGGCGGGCGCGCAGGGCCGGGGGCTGGACGACCACATCAAGTCGGTGCTCGAGGATGCGGGCGACCTGGCGTCGCGGGTCACGGAGATCAGGGAGATGCGCGCCCGGAAGGGGAAGGACATCTCCGACGAGCGCCTGGCCGAGGTCGACAAGGTCGTGGCCGCACTCGACGAGGTCGCCAAGGCCTCGCGCGACCTGAAGGTGGCCGTCGTGCGCGACAGCGGCGACGCCGTGAAGGAGGCGATGCGCTTCGAGGCGCACCGCAGCCGTCGGACGCTCACGCTCCGGTGACCCGGATAGTGGCCGGGAGGGGGTTGCAATCCTCCCGGTCACTGGATAGATTCACAGGTGTTCGAGGTCTGGCTGCCTCGGGTTTCCCCAACCCGGAGGTCAGACCATGAAGCTCAACGAACTCCAGAAGAAGCTCGCCGCGAAGCAGGACGAGCTCCACAAGGTCTTCGAGGAGTCGAAGGCCGACGACGGCACCTTCGACTTCACGAAGTCCACCACCCTCGGCATCGACGACGCGCAGAACGCCCTCGAGGCCGTGCGCGCGAAGAACGCCGAACTCGACGACCTGCACGACCAGATCAAGGCGGTCGAGGAGGTCGAGGGCATCCACGACCGCGTCGAGGAGGGCCGCAAGGCCCGGAAGACCCCCAGCGGTCGCCCGGCACAGCCCGGCAGCGGCGACGGCAAGGGCGAGCCCACCTTCGGCGGCAAGTCCCTCGGCCAGCTCGTCGGCGAGTCGGACGAGTTCAAGTCCATGCAGAAGGCCGGCGGCCAGGGCCAGTTCACGCTCTCGCTCGAGGAGGCCTACCCGTCGGACTTCTTCGCCAAGGCGGCGCAGTTCGACACCATGGGCCGCAAGACCCTGATGACGACGTCCGCCGGCTACGCGCCGGAGTCGACCCGCATCCCCGGCTTCGTCGAGTCGGCGACCCGCCCGATCCAGCTCCTCGACATCATCCCGGTGTCCCGCACCGGGATGGAGTCGGTGGTCTACATGGAGGAGACGACCCGGACGCACGCCGCGGCCGAGAAGGCCGAGGGCGCCTCGTTCGCCGAGTCGACCTTCGCGTTCACGGAGAAGAACTCGCCGGTCCGCAAGATCACCGACAGCCTGCCGGTGACCGACGAGCAGCTCGAGGACGCCGCGTTCGTCGAGAGCTACATCGACGGCCGCCTCACCTTCGGTCTGCGCCAGCGGCTCGACGGTCAGGTCTACAACGGCAACGGCACCAGTCCGAACCTCGAGGGCCTGCTCAACGTCACGGGCATCCAGACCCAGGCGAAGGGCTCCGACCCCGTCCCGGACGCCTTCTTCAAGGCGATGAAGAACGTCCGCGTGACCGGCCGGGCGATGCCGACCCACCACATCATGCACCCGGACGACTGGCAGGGCGTGCGCCTGCTCCGCACCGCCGACGGCGTGTACATCTGGGGCAACCCGTCCGAGGCCGGCCCCGAGCGCATGTGGGGCCTGCCGGTGGTGCAGCAGGACATCGGCAGCGCGAACACGGGCATGGTCGGCTCCTTCATGCCGCAGTGGGTGTCGCTCTTCGAGCGCCGCGGCGTGGACATCCAGGTCGGCTACGTCGGGACGCAGTTCACCGAGGGCAAGCGCACCGTCCGCGCGGACATGCGGGCCGCCTTCGTGGTCTTCCGCCCGGCCGCCTTCTCCACCGTCACCGGCCTCTGAGCCTGACGCGGGCCCGGTCCGCCGGGCCCTTCCCGTAGCCACTCAGGAGACAGGGCCATGACGATCATCGAAGGCACGCTCGGCCCGCTGGAGAACGCGGGCGCGCCGGTCGACGGGACGGACGAGCAGCAGACCATCACGGTCTCCGGCACGCCGACCGGCGGCACCTTCCGCCTCGCGTTCGGCGATTTCGAGACCGACGACATCGCCTTCGACGCGGCGGTGGCCGACGTGCAGTCCGCGCTCCGCGCGCTGCCGAACATCGGGGCCGGCGGCTGCTCCGTCGCGGGCTCCGGCGCGCTGCCGGGCAACGTCCACACCGTCACCTTCGAGGGCAACCTCGCGAAGCTCGCGGTCGACCTGCTCACGCTCGCCGACAACTCGCTGACGGGGGGCTCCTCGCCCGACGTCGCGATCGCCGAGAGCGTCGCTGGCGTGACGGCCACCGGCCGGGGCGCGAGCAAGGGCGCGAAGCTCATCGACACCACGAACGGGGTCGACTACATCAACACGGGCACGGCTCTGGAGCCGACCTGGACGAAGGTCGGGACGCAGACGTGAGCCGCGTGACGATCCAGCAGCGCCTCGCGCTCACGGCGGATCGCAGCCGGGTGGTGCTCGACACCGACCCGGAGGCGGCGACCCTCTGGTCCATCCCCGGCCGCGAGGTCTCTCAGGAGGAGGCGGAGCGGCTCGGGGTCGGCCCCGACGGATGCATCGCCGACAGGGCCCCGGAGCCGCAGCCCGAGGGCGCCACGGACGCCGGCGAGGCCGGTGCCGAGGGGAAGGAGCCCCAGGCGTCCACGGACACCGCCCAGCCCGCCGACGCCTCCGCCGAGGGTCAGGAGCCCGCCGGTGACGCCGCGGCCGGCGACGACGGCCAGGCCGAGGAGGAGAGCGTGGAGCAGAAGACCGACGACGACGGCGCCAAGGGGGGCAAGCCGGCGGAGGACAAGGCCGCGAAGCAGGCCTCGAACAAGGGCGGCCGCCGGGGTAGCTCGAAGTGAGCCTCTCGGTCGCCCAGCTCCGCGAGCACGTCGAGACCGACCTGTCGGAGGACGCGCTCGCCCGGATCAAGGCGGCCGAGGACGAGGCCATCGTGACGCGGGCGGGCTCGGCGTCGTCCGAGACCGAGTACATGGACGCCCTCGGGCACCGCGAGATTCGGCTCCGTCGGGATGCGGCGTCGATCACCACCGCGGCGACCCGGGCGCACCCGGACGAGGACGAGGTCGAGCTCGCCGCCGACGACTACCGCTTCGAGCCCCCGCGGACGCTGGTGCGTCTCGGGAACGGGACGAACGGCGCGTCCGGCTGGCTCGGCCGCGTCCGGATCGTCTACGTCCCCGACGTCGACGCCTCGCTGCGGGACCGCGTGCTCATCGACCTGGTGAAGCTCGCCATCGAGTACCGCGGCCTCAAGGCGGAGAGCGCGGGCGACACGTCGCAGACGCACGCCGAGTACACCGCCGAGCGCGAGCGCGTGCTCTCCCAGCTCGACGGGCGCCGCTCGCTGCTGGCCTGACCATGCGCGGGCGGATGACCCATCGCGCGGTGCTGGAGCGGAACACCGCGACCACCGCCGACGCCTGGGGCCAGCCGCCGGAGCCGAGCTTCACCGCGCAGGAGGAGGGCCGGCCCCTCGCCTGCTACGCGTGGAGCAAGTCGCGGAAGGTGGTCGCGGACGGCGAGAAGGTCGTCACGGTGCAGGACCTCCGGGCGATCTTCCCGCGCGGCGCGGATGTCCAGGAAGGCGACCGGCTGCAGTCGGTCACGGATCGGCGCCGATCGGTGGTGTTCCCCGGCCCGCTCACGGTCAGGACCGTGGTGGCGAAGGCGACCCACCAGGAAGCGACGTTGGAGCGCGTGTGATGGCTCTGCGATGGAAGGGCGAGCAGATTTCTCTCGGCATGCTCCGAGCGCAGCGCGAGGCCGTGGACGCGACGATGGCGGAGTGCGTCATCGACGCCAAGACCACGCATCCGTGGAACAACCGCACCGGCACGGCCGAGGGGTCGATCCAGATCGCGGAGCCGGCTCGGGACATCCCCGGCGGCGTCCGCGGCGTGTGGGGCTCCCTGCGCGTCCGCTACTTCCGCTGGCTGGAGGAGGGCACGCGGTACATGGAGCCCATGCCCACGCTGCAGCCGGCCGCGGACCGGAACTACCCGACGCTCGGCGCGCGCATCCGGAGGCTCCTCGGATGAGCGTCGCCGCGATCGAGGCCCTGGCCGCGTACACCGCCGAGAACCTGGCGTCCGGGACGTCGGTCTACGTCGGCGAGCTGCCGCGGCGCTCCGGCGAGAGCACGCCGAAGACCCCGTCGAAGGCGGTCGTGCTGCGCCCGAACGGCGGCCCGCCCTACGACGTCAGCCTCCAGATCGTCCGCGAGCGCGTCGAGCTCGTCTGCTACGGCCCCACCGGGCGCGAGGCCGACGAGCTGCGCCGGGAGGTCTACGACCTCTGGCGGCCGCTCTCGCACCTGAAGCAGGGCGACGCGGTCCTGCACTGGATGAACCCCGTCGGCGGCGCCCGCTACGAGCGGGACCCCGACACCGAATGGCCCGTGCTGGTGCAGCCCTGGGTCCTCCAATCCGCCGAGCAGGCGGCAGCATAGGAGCATCGCCATGAGCGAACCCTTCGAGATCATCGCCGCGCCGTTCGACGTCTGGTGGGCCCCGGTGGACGAATCGTTCCCGGACCTCGCCGACGCCCCGGCCGGAAACTGGACGAAGATCGGCACGTCGGGCGCCCGGGACTACAACGAGGAGGGCGTCACGATCAACCACGAGCAGACCGTGGAGATGTTCCGCGGCCTCGGCAGCACGGGCCCGCGCAAGGCCTTCCGCACCGAGGAGGCGCTCTCGATCGCCTTCCAGCTCCACGACCTGACGCTGGCGCAGTACGCGCTCGCGCTCAACTCGAACACGGTCGGCACCACGGCGGCCGGGAGCGGCACCGCGGGCGTGAGCACGCTCGGCCTCTACCGGGGCACGGAGGTGCAGCTCATCGCGCTGCTCGTGCGCGGCGCGGTGTCGCCGGCCGGCGCGGGCTGGTCGATGCAGTACGAGGTCCCGGTCTGCTTCCAGAACGGCAGCCCGGCGCCGGTCTACCAGAAGGACCAGCCCGCGGGCCTCGCTCTCGAGTTCATGGCCCTGGAGGACCCGGATGCCTCGACCGAGGACGAGCGGTTCGGGCGCCTCGTCGTCCAGACCGCAGACGCGACGGCGTGATCTGGAGGCCGAGGCCCGCCGCCACAAGCGGGCCATCGGCCATCACCGACGCGCGCTCCGCCGCACCATGGAGGAGCTGCGCGCCCTCTGCGAGTCCCACGGGATCGCAGTCCACGGCGTAGGGGATACCCATGGCCGAGACGACGAAGACGCCGCTCCTGGACCTGGACACGTTCGTCGAACGTGATCCGGTCCGCATCGACGGCGAGACCTACGAGCTCAAGGGCCCCGGCGACCTGTCGTGGCTCCAGGCCCACCGCCTGCGGCGCCTCGGCGCGCGCGTGCAGGCCATCCTCGACACCGACGAGCCCTCGGAGGAGGAGCTGCAGGCGCTCGACGAGCTGACGCTCGAGATGCTGCGCGAGGTGCTCGTGGACCTGCCGGAGGAGGTCGCGCTGCGGATGCCGCACGGCCAACGGTGGCAGGTCCTCCTCGTTTTTACGGCGCGCTCGATGCCGGCGAGCGTGCCGAGGAAGAAGGCCGGCCAGACGCCGGAGCCGGCGACGACGCCCCAGGGGACCAGCCATGCGCCGGCCTGAGCCTGGCGCGGCTCCAGCGGTTCTACGGGGGCGACCCCGAGCGATGGCTACACATCCCGCTCGCGCTGCTCAGGTCCTACGCCTCGGCGCTGCCGCAGGTGGAGGCCGAAGGGGCGCTCCGATCGATGCATGTGCATGCCCTCGCGTCCGGGATGGTGGAGAAGCGGGCCTCGCGGCAGGCGATCCGCACGCTCGAGCGGCAGGCGGGCATCCGCCGCCCGGTGCGGCAGTCGACCGACCCGCACGAGCTGGCCGCGGTCGGGATCAAGGTCGTGGCGCAGCAGGGGAGGCCTGACGGGTGAGGGAAGACCTCGGCGAAGCGGTACTCGAGATCCGGACGGACGACCGCCGGTACACCCGGGGCATCCGCAAGGCGCACGGCGAGGCCCGGCGGCTCGACTCCGGCTTCGATCGCGTGGGCACGTCTGTGGCCGGCGTCGCGACGCGCGTCATCGCCCTCGGCGGCATCTCGCTCGGGGGCTCGGTGCTCGTGCAGGGCATCATCCGCGCCCGCATGGAGCTGGACAGGATCGACAACACGCTGCAGGCCGGGACCGGGTCGCGCGAGGCCGCCGCGGCGGAGTTCCGCTTCATCGCGGACGAGTCGCAGCGTCTCGGGTTTGACCTCGCCACCGCGGCCGGCCAGTTCGCCCAGCTCACCGCGGCCGCGCGCGGGACGGAACTTCAGGGCCAGGCCGCTCGGGACATCTTCACGGCGGTCAGCGAGGCGTCCGTCGTCATGGGGCTGTCGGCCGACCAGACGGGCGGCGCCCTCACCGCCATCCAGCAGATCATCTCGAAGGGCACCGTCTCCGCCGAAGAGCTCCGCGGCCAGCTCGGCGAGCGCCTGCCGGGCGCCTTCCAGATCGCCGCGCGCGCCCTGGGCGTCACCACGCAGGAGCTCGGCGAGATGCTCCAGCGGGGCGAGGTCATGGCCGAGGACCTGCTGCCGAAGCTCGCGATCGAGCTGCGCCGCACGTTCGGCCCCCAGGTGCCGGCGGCCGTGAAGACGATGCGCGCCGAGTTCGCCCGCCTTCGGAACGAGGTCACGCTCCTCGCCGGGATGCTCGGGGCCGGGGCCGGCGACGGTCTGACGCCGGCTGCCGCGGGCGCCGCCGACGGTCTTCGCGCGCTGCGCTCGGTCGCCTCCGAGATGCAGGACGAGGACGGCATCATCAACTGGGCCGCTGCCAGCGCCGCGGCGATCGTCGGTCTCGCGGACATCGCGCGCAACTCGAGCTTCGTGCTGGACACCATCTTCGAGAGCACGGGACGCACGCTCGGCGCCGCCGCAGCGGCCGCCCGGCTCGCCATGGAGGGCGACGACGAGGGCGTCCAGTCGGTGTGGGCGGCCTACAGCGAGGACATGCAGGAGCTGGAAGAGCGGATTCAGAATTTCGACGCCGAGGCCTTCCGCCGCCGGCTGCGTGAGCAGCTCTCGCGCGGCGCCTCGCTGGAGCTGATCGACACGTCCCTGCTCCCGCAGCGCCGCGACGTCGAAGACCCCCTCCGCAAGATCGACACGTCCGGCTTCGACGACCTGAAGCGCGACCAGGGCCAGATCAACGAGGTGTTCCGCGAGGCCGAGCGCATCATCAGCGCGACCCGGACCCCGGTGGAGGCCTACGCGATCGAGGTCCGGCGCCTCTCGGAGTTCCTGCAGGCCGGCCTCATCGACCAGGAGACGTTCAATCGCGCCGTCGAGGCAGCGGGGCAGGAGTACGCCGACGCGCAGGACGAGGCCGAGACCGCGACCGAGCGGATGAGCGTCTTCGCCGAGGAGGCCGCGCGCAGCATCCAGGGCCACTTCGCCGACTTCCTCTTCGACCCCTTCGACGAGGGCGTCAAGGGGATGCTCGAGGGCTTCGCGACGGCGCTGCAGCGCATGGTCGCCGAGGCAGCCGCGGCCGAGCTCCTCGACGCCTTGGTCGGCGACAGCGGGGGCGAGGGCGGCGGCTTCGCGGCGGCGATCGGGAACGCCATCGCCGGCGCCTTCGGCGGCAAGCGTGCCGCGGGCGGCCCGGTGTCCGCCGGCCGGGCCTACCTGGTGGGCGAGCAGGGCCCCGAGGTCATCGTCCCGCGGTCGGCGGGCACGGTCGTTCCGAACGGCCGCGTCGGTGGCGGCGGGACGAGCGTGCAGGTCATCGACCAGCGCGGCGCCGGCGCGCCCCCGGTCGACGTGCAGAAGCAGATGGTGAACGGGCAGGAGCAGGTCCGGTTGATGGTCCGCTCCGAGGTCAACTCCATGTTCGCCGACGGGGCCATCGACCAGAACTTCCGAGCGTCGGGCTTCTCCATCCGCCGCCGGGGGATGCGCTGATGGCGAGCTGGCCTTCGTCCCTTCCTGAGGCGCTCCTCGTCCAGGGCTACGGCGAGCAGCCGAAGCCGGGCACCGTGCGCACGGGCGTCGACGTCGGCCCCTCGCTCACGCGCCCGCGCTTCAGCGCGCGGACCACGAACATCGCCGGCCAGGTCGAACTCACGACGACGCAGGCCGCGACCCTCGAGACCTTCCACGACTCCACACTGAGCCAGGGCGCCGTCGCCTTCGACTGGACGCACCCGCGCACCGGCGCGTCGGTCCAGATGCGGTTCCTCGAACCGCCCTCGATCCAGCCGATCGGCGGCGGCGCCTGGCTCGCATCGCTCTCCCTGGAGGTCCTGCCGTGACCGTGACGTCCGCCAACGCGCTGCAGGCGGCGCTCGCGCAGTGGACCGACGAGGTCTTCCTGGAGTGCCTCACGTTCGACCACTCGTCCATCTCGACGCCGATCCGGCTCGTGAACGACCAGTCCGACCTCTCCCGGACCGCGGGCACGTTCACGGCGTTCCCGTTCTCCGTGAAGCTCCACGCGCGCGGCGAGGACCGGCTCGCCGAGGCGGAGATCACCGCGACGAACGTCGACCGCCGCATCGTCGAGGAGCTGCGCGCGATCAGCGATCGCCCGACGTGCACCTATGAGGTCGTCCTGCACTCGAGCCCGAACACGGTCGAGGTCGGCCCGATCGAGTTCGCCGTCCTGAGCTTCGTCGCGGACGCGGCCTCGGTCGGGCTCCGGTGTGCGTTCGCGCTCGACTTCCTCAACGAGAGCTGGCCGAAGGACTGGATCGCCCCATGGAACTCCGCGGACTCGTAGGCCGGCCGTACTCCCCGCCGTTCGGCTGCTTCGCCCTCGTGCGCGAGGCGCTGGCGATGCGCGGGGTCGAGGTCCCGGACTACGCGCAGAGCGTCACCGAAGACGAGAAGGCGGACGCGCTCCTGCGCCACCTGGACGAGCACGCCTGCCGCGTGGAAGCGCCGGCGCCCGGCGACGTCGTCCTGCTCACCATCGGCGGCCGGCCGGCGCACATCGGCGTGATGCTCGACGGCGACGAGATGCTGCACTCCTTCGAGGGGGCGGGCGCGTGCGTGGAGCGCATCTCCTCTGTGCGCTGGCGGAACCGGATCGCGGGGTTCTGGCGTGTCTGATCTGCTCCCCGCCGGCACCGTTCGGGTTGTTGCCCAGGCGCACCCGTTCCACGACGACCCGCTCGAGGCGCACGTCCCGGCCGGGCAGACCCTCGTCGAGATCATGGGGCGAGACGACCTGCCCGCGGTCGTGTACGCCGACGGCGCCGTCATCGAGCGCGAGCAGTGGGCGACGTTCCGTCCCGAGCAGTTCGTCCTCATCCGGCGGTGCCCGCAGGGCGACATCGGCCGCATCCTGGGGACGATCGCTGTCGTCGTCGCCGCTGCCTACTTCGCGCCGATCGTCGCCGGCGCTGCAGGCTTCACCGCGGGCACGGCCGCCTTCTCCGCGGCCACCGCCGCCATCACGGCCGGCTTCACGGTGGTCGGCCAGCTCGCGCTCAACGCTCTGGTCCCGCCGCCCGTGCCCGGGCAGCCAAGCCAGGGGGTGAACGAGGACGTTTCGTTCATCACGGGGCAGTCGAACCGCATCGCGCCCTTCTCGCCCATCCCCAGGCTCTACGGCCAGCGGCAGTTCTTCCCCCCGATCCCGATGACGGCGCGCCCGTACACGGAGCTCGTGGGGAGCGATCAATACCTCCGGATGATGCTCATCCTCGGCTACGGTCCGCTCGACATCGGCGGGGTGACCGCGGGCGCCGGCGAGGCGCTCATCACGGAAGCGACGAGCCTGACGGGCGACCCGATCAAGATCGGCGGCACGGCCATCGACCAGATCGACGGCATCGAGTTCGAGATCGGCGACCCGGACGACGTCACGCTCTACGTCCAGTCGATCACGGAGCTCGCCGTCGGCGTGAGCCTCGACCCCTCCGCGGCGCCCACGGGGCGCAACCAGACGATCACCGACGGCGACTCCGCGATCCGCACGACGGAGACCGACACGGACGAGATTTCCCTCGACGTGGTCTTCCCCGCCCTGTTCTCCGTCTCGAGCGACGGCGACACGCGGTTCGTGTCGGTGACCTTCAGGGTCGAATACTCGCCGGCGGGCGCCGGCACCTGGACCACGCTTGACTCCGCCTGGGAGGTCAGCGGCCGGAACCGGTCGCCAGTGCGCTCGAGCCGCCGCTACACGCTCCCGAGCTCCGGCGAGTACGACATCCGGCTCACGCGCGTCGAGTCGTTCTACGAGCGTGGCACTGACGCCTTCGCGGACGGTCAGTGGTCGGTCCTGCGGAGCATCAAGCGGAACGAGCGCCCCTTCGACGTCGACGACGTCGTCGTCATGGCCCTGCGCGTGCCGGCGGAGTCGGTCTCCGGCATCGTCGACCGGGTCTCGGTCGAGGCCACGTCGATCCTCGACGTCTGGAACGGATCGTCCTGGGTCGCGCAGTCGACGCGGAACCCGGCCTGGGCCTATGTGGACCTCCTCACGGGCTCCGCGACGCGCTCGCCGATGTCGAAGTCGAACGTCGACGCGACGACGCTGAAGTCCTGGGCGGATTGGTGCGACACGGAGGGGCTCTACTTCGATGCCGTCTACGACGCCGACGGCACGGTCTTCGACCGCCTGCGGGAGGTCGCCAGCGCCGGCCTCGGCGCCTGGGCGATCAGCGACGACGGCGCCGTCAGCATCATCCGGGACATCGCCGGGCAGACCCCGCGGATGCTCATCACCCCGCGGATCGCGAGCGGCTTCCGCACCGAGCGCGTCTTCCGCGAGTTCCCGCACGCCCTGCGCGTCCAGTTCATCGACCCGACGACCTGGGAGCCGACGGAGCGCATCGTCTACGACGACGGCTACACGGCAGCGAACGCGACCCGCTTCACGCAGCTCCGGACCATCGGCGTCACCGACGCGGACCAGGCGTGGAAGCTCGGGCGCTACCACGTTGCCCAGCTCCGCCTCCGGCCCGAGGTCTACACCTGGCAGCAGGGCATCCAGCATCTCGCCTTCGACCGCGGCGACACCGTCGAGGTCGCCCAGGACTCGATCCTCGTCGGCCTGAAGTGGGGCCGGATCAAGGCCGTCACCGTGGACGGCTCGGGCGACGCGCTGACCGCAGACGTCGACGAGCTGCTCGAGATGGAGTCTGGGACCTCCTACGCGCTGAAGATTCAGCGCCGGGACGGGACCATCGTGACCGAGGGGGTCACCACCGTCACACCGTCGACGGAGACGGTGACCTTCGACTCGCCCGTGGAAGACCTCCAGGAGGGCGACTCGTTCATCTTCGGCGTGGCTGGCTCGGAGTCCCTGCTCGCGCGGATCACGCGGATCGACCCCGTCGGCGACTTCGACGCGCGCGTCACCGCGGTCCCGGCGGCGGAGGACATCTTCGACGCCTGGACGGGAACGATCCCGGCGTGGAATCCGGTCATCACCGAGACGGTCGACCAGGACCTCCTCCCGCCGAATCAGCCGGAGCTCAAGCAGATCACGTCGGGCGTCCAGGCCGGCACGCTGGGCCTCGACAAGGCCCAGGCCGTCGTCATGGCGGTCGAGTTCCAGATGCCGCCCGGCCTCGTCGGCGTGGAGGTCCAGGCGCGCATCCGGAACCGGGAGACCCCCGACGCCGCCGAGCTGACGACCGCCTGGGTCGTCGCGGCGTCTGCGCCCTCCGAGGTCGGTGTGATCTTGATCGGCGGGGTCGAGGTCGGGCACGTCTACGACGTCCAGATCAGGGGCCGGCGCGGCCGGCGCGTGTCGTCCTGGACGTCGACGACGACCCACACGGTGTCCGAGGGCCGGCTGTACGGAAAGAGCGGCGGCCAGAACCTCCTCACCAGCGACGCCGGGCCGGAGCAGTCGGGCAGCCCGTCCGGCTACGCCCACAAGTACCTCGACGACGTGCTCATCGAGACCCTGTCGCTCGCCGAGGGCGACCTGCTGTCCCTCTCGGCGTTCGGCAAGGCCGACGGCACCGTCACCGGCGGCACGCTTCGGCTTGAGCTCCTCTCCGCCGGCGACGTCGTGATCGAGACCTACGAGCTCGACGACTTCGGCACCGCCTACGCCTACGACGAGATCGATGCCGTCGAGATTCCTGCGGCCACGAACGGGATCACCCTGGGGCTCTACTCCGACGGCGGGTCGGGCACGCTCTACGCGAAGCAGGTCATGCTTAACATCGGCGGCTTCGCGCTTCCGTTCCAGGAGCCGCCGGCCCGCGTGAACCGCGGCGAGGTCGAAGAGGGGGCGACGAAGAACAACGTCTTTCGCCAGACGACCGCGCCGACCGCGGAGAGCACCGGCGACCTCTGGTTCGACATCGACGACGACATCCTCTACCGCTGGGACGGCTCCTTCTGGGTCGAGATCGGCAACGCATTCGACGATACGGCGGACCTCACGGACGGCGCGCTGCTCGGCGAGACCGCGGTGTGGTCGACCGTCACCGGCACCGGCAAGCCGGCCGACGACGCGACGAAGAACGTCATCTATCGCCAGACCTCGGCCCCCTCGGCGTCGAACGCGGGCGATGTCTGGTTCGACATCGACGACGACCTGCTGTACCGATCGAACGGGTCGTCCTGGCAGCTCGTCGGGAACGCCTACGACCTGACCTCGCAGCTCACCGATGACGACCAGCTCGGCGAGACCGCCATCTGGGCCTCCGTGAGCGGCAGCGGGAAGCCGGCGGACAGCGCCACGGTCAATCGCATCTTCCGCCAGACCACGGCGCCCTCGGGCCAGGACGGGGACCTCTGGTTCGACTGGGACGACGACCTCCTCTACCGCCACAACGGGTCCGGGTGGCAGCTCGTGGGGAACGCCTACGACAACACCAGCCAGCTCTCGGACGGCGCGAACCTCGGCGATACCGCGCAGTGGGGCAGCGTCAGCGGATCGGGCAAGCCGGAGAACAACGCGACGCAGGGCCTCATCGACGCCAGCGACGCGACCACGGATGGCGAGACCACCGTCTCCTCGACCTCGTGGACGACCGTCCAGACGGAGACGCAGTCGTTCTCGGGCACGCGCGAGGTGATCGTCACCGTGACGTGCAACCTCCGGCGGAACGACGGGAACGACCAGTCGCGATGCGAGGTGCGCGTGACCCGGAACGGCGTCGAGATCGGCGGCCTCTCCGCGGGCGAGTTCATCCTCCCGGGGAACCAGGCGTTCAACTCCTTCGTGTACCGGGCGCAGCTGTCCCTCACCGGATCGCACACCTTCGACCTCGACGTCGCGAAGCTTTCCGGCGGCGGGAACGTGGGCGTCCGGAATCGCGTCATCACGGTCGAGGAGGTCCTGTGAACTACGCCATCGTGAAGGGCGAGGAGGTCCTGCGCTACGGCGCCTGCCGGCGCCAGGAGAGCCTCGATGCGAAGCGAGCCGCACTCGGCGAAGGAGAGCGCCTGGTGCTTTGCGGCCCCGGCGTCCGCGACTCGACGCACTGGTTCGACGGCGCCCAGCTCCGCGAGCGCACGCCGCTGGCAGTGCCGGCGACGATCGACATCGCTCCCGGGACGCCGATCGCCTTCGATGTGCCCGAGGGGACGGTCGTGCGCATCCGGGACGAGGACGGCGTCGAGGAGGTCGTCGTCGACGACACCGGCCTCGAGGTCGACTTCCTGGAGCCCGGCCGCGCCGTCATCGAGTTCACGCACCCTCGCCGGATCGACGCGGCCACGAAGGTGACCATCGCATGAGGGTGCAGCGAGGACAGGAGCGGCGCCGGCGGCGCCAGGAGCGCGCGGCACTCCGTCGCGACGCGGAACGTGGAGGCCCGGTGGTGCGCGCGCTGCTCGACCAGATCGAGGCGCTCGAGGCCCGGGTCGCCCGCCTCGAAGGCAGGGAGGAGTGATGTTCTACGGCTACGAGCAGGAGACGGGCCGCGGCTACGTCCGCCGCATGTGGACGACGGAGCCCGATGCCGATCAGCGCGTCGACACCCGCGTGGTGGACGGCGAGGAGCGCGCCACGGAACTCGCGGTCCTCGAGGTCGACCATCCCGAGGCGCCGACGGAGGGCTTCTTCAGGGTCTCCGACGGGCAGCTCGTGGAGTGCCCGGGGCCGGAGGAGGAGTGCGAGCGCCGACGGGAGCGGATGAAGGCGGCGAAGGCCCGGCGGGCCGCCGAGCTCCGTGATCGGATGGTGCGCGCGGAGCCGGGCCGCCGCGCCTGATCTACTCCGCCGCGGCGCACGCCTCCACGACCGCGGCCATCCCGTCCGGCCAGTCCTCGACCGGGATGCGGTAGGCGCCCAGCTCGCCGTCGGCGATCCGCAGTGCAGCCCCGGGGACCTCGTTCAACCCACACCCGAGCAACGTGCACCCACTCAGGACGACCAGGTGTGCGTCGGCCGTGCGCATGGCTCGAATCGAGGCCATGTGCCCGGTCAGGCCGCGCGCCGCGGCCTCGCCGACGATGCAGTCCGCCACGGCCTGCGGAGCCCCGGTGATCCGGATGGTCTGGACGGGATCGCCGGACGCGATGCCGGCGGGCGTGCTCGCGCAGCCCGCGAGGGCGGCGGCGATGAGGGCGAGAAGCAGGGCGCGCATGGATGTCCTCCGTGACGGTGCACGGCGGAACGTAGCGCCACGGAGGGGAGGGGGCAACCGGCCGGCCTGTTAGACACCGGCCGATTCCTTAGACACGAGGCCTGCGGCGATCGGGCTGCAGGCCTCGTGGTTGTTGGCTCCGCCTGCTGGGCTCGAACCAGCGACCCGCTGATTAACAGTCTCGTCGCGAGGTCGTCTGGAGGCCACGGCTGGCGGGGTGAGCGCGGATTCTGGCTGTCTAACAGTTCCGCTGCAAGGTGCTGATTCTTCCGATCATCGGTGGCCGCGGTTAGACACCCGCCGGACCTTCATGCAGCGCCGGCAGCCTCGACCCGCTTCGGCCGCCTGCGGTAAACCCGCCGGGTCGTCGCGAGCGACCGGTGGCCCATGCGGGCCTGTGCCTCGAGGTCGTCGGCCGAGTCGCTGGCGACCTTCGCGCGGATGTCGTGCTCCGTGAACCTGACGCCGCCGGCCTCGACGTGCATCGCCATGGCGTACTGCCACAGGGAGCGGAATCCGTCGCCGCTGTACCGCTCTCCGGCTCGGTTGCGGAAGATGGGGCCGGTCCGGGGCCGGGGTAGCGCCAGGGCAGCCTCCACGGCGCCACGCAGGTCGCCGCCGTGGTAGATCGCGTCGAACCCGCGCTTGGCCCCGGGCACCGTCAGCTCGCCCGTGGCGTCGTTCCAGTCTAACTCGTCGAGCGCGAGCATCTGGCCCTGCCGGAGGCCCGTGGCCTGCTTCAGGCGCACCCAGGCGCGGATCAGGGGTGTCGAGCGCCGGAGGAAGGCCTGCAGCTCCTCGTCGCCGACGTAGCGGTCCCGGGGCTCCTCCTTCGTCCTGCGGACCTCTCGGCAGGGGTTCCGGTCCAGGGCGCCCCATTCGATGCAGCGGGTCATCAACGCCGAGAGGACCGCCACCATGCGGTTCCCCTGGACGGGCTTCATCCGGCCCCGGGCCTGGTAGATCATCGCCGGCTTCAGGTCTCGCGGGCGCATGTGTCCGAAGCCGCCGTCGATCTTCGTGAGGAGGGCGCTGTACTGGCGCTGCGTGGAGGGCTTCAGGCCGGGCAGGACCTCGGCGCGATAGCGGAGGATCGCCGCGGAGATGGTCGGCGGGGCGCCCTCGGGCGCGTCAGTGCGCGCAAACCACTCGCGCCAGGCCTCTACCTCGGTGCCGCCGAGGCGGAACCACGAGCGGCCGTCCCAGCGGTTGCGCTCGTCCTTCGGGACGACGAAGTAGATCGCGCCGTGCTTCCGCGTCCAGCGGGGCGGCCAGTGGGGCTCACGCGAAGGCATCGAGGTTCGGCTCACGGCTCCGGCGGGCGGACAGGGATACCACGTTGTGACCGGTCAGGGCATCCGAGTGGACCCGCGGCCATCCGTCGGCGGCCTTTACGAAGCGGATGTCGTTCTCCACGAGGACGCGGATCACCTTGGCCCTCTGCCGGGCGCCGGTGAGCTCCTGGAGCTCCGCCTTCGTGAGGATCGCGCCGACCACGTCAGCCCTCCACGTCGTCCGTTCGGACTGTCCAGGAGCCGTCCTCGGCTCGCGGAGACAGCACCCCGTCCTCGATCAGGCGGTCGATCACCTGAGTCGCCTCGTGGTAGCTCAGGAAGAACTGGCGCTGCATGGTGGCGGTGGAGCCGCGGCCGGCGCACTGTACGAACCGCTTCGCGCCGCGCATCAGGGCGTCGGGGCCGTAGCCGTTGACGAGACTCAGCAGCTCGCCCCGGTAGAAGTGCACGGGATCGCCGGTGCGGTCACAGTGCCAGGCGCACGCCCGCAGGGTCTCCAGCCGATCCGTCCCGATGCGATCGCTCATGCCTTGCTCCTCCGCTTCCTCGGCCGGTACTCGGCCAGGCGCTTCCGCCGGCGCTCGATGCGCGTGAGGCTGGCGAGCCACT